TCCAAATTAGACGGAATATATCCAGGCCGTCTATCGTTATCAATACACCCTGGATACAAGATGCCGTCAGGTCCCATCCCACCAGTAGCCCACACCCGTTCAATCAGATAATGGCCTTGCGCCAAATCTTGTTGCTGATAAATCACTTCAAACTTTGCTGGTGTGGAATGTTTTAGGTATGACAAATCTTTCCACGACAACCGGTACGGATCAAGCAACGGTCCCTCAGGCCACGACGGTGCAGTAGTCTTCCTAGATTCGCGGCCCGTATCTAACTCCTCGTAATACGCTTTGTAAATAAAATGGGTGTACTTGGAATGTTTTTCTGGTTCTTGGACATCGGAAATGTCAGTAACGTCAGCCCCGTCATACGCATCAGGGTCTTCTTCGTAAGTGACTTTGGAGAGACAATGGGCGTAGAGGTCGCCTGGGCCGAGTCGCTGGCCGATTACAGCGAGCAAGCCGCCTGGGTCGACGCGAGCTTCTGCTACGGTATCCCACCGTTCCAAAAGTTTGTCACGCGCAACGGACTCTTTGGCGTTCTCTGGGGTTGCCACGTCGTCAAACAAACAGAGATCAGCACGATGGCCGATGAACTCTGAATCAATACCATACGAAGAAACCGTCGGCTCCTTGTTATCCAAACCCGCCAAATCTTCTTGTTCGACGATGAACTCCTCGGCACGCCACAAAGCACCGCTAGATGACGGCTTGAACCTCCCGTAATCGATAGACAAACAGGCTTCAGCAGGTATCGCTAACCCTTTCTCTATCAGAATCGGGTCAGGATGCAACGGAAAAGGGCGTTCCAACGTCTCCCTAATACGACGAGAATACATTTTTGCGAGCGTTTGTGTAGCAGAACCAATCAAAACACGAATCTTGCGGTTTCTTACAATCATCCAACACGCAAAATCGTGAAACAACGTCGACTTACCTGCACCTGGGGGACAGTTGATACAAATAAACTCCTTCTCCGGTGACTCCAACATTTTCACAATCTTGTAAGCAGCATCCACCTGCCACGTAGACGGCACACGCCCCAAATAGCGGCGACGAAAATAATCAAAATCATGCAAAGCACGCTGAGCCTCAGGACTCAACCGATCATACGGAATAACAGGAGGCAAATCGGAAACATCCATCGACGCTTTCCACGCATCAGCTTGCACCCCACCCTTCTTTTTGCGAACTTGACCCACTTCCACTTCAGCCAACTGAATCTCAGCCTGCGCCTTCCGACGTTTAGCCTCCCATTTCGAGGCTGTGTTCACATGGATGCCAGCGATACCGGCAGCATCCTGCATAGACATCCCTGACGCCCTGGATTGCCAGTAGCGGGCTACGTCTTGTGGTGGGATTTGCCGTCTCCCCGAACGACCAGCAGGCATTACTTAGAAGGCTTCTTCTTCCTTCGACCAACAACAACCTTACCGCCACGCACCGACACCCGCATACCAGCAGCCTCAGTCTGCTTCTTCAACTGAGCATACTTCTGAGCAACAGAAAGACGTTTCATCACTTCCTCTTACCGCGACCCTTCACAAACTTCACAACATCCTTCGCCGTATTCACAGCAGCCTGACCACCCAACGCACCACCAACAACACCAGCAGCACCACCAATCAAAGCACCAGCAGCACCAGTCTTCACTTTGCTCACATACTGATTGAACGCTTTAGTTTCCAAACCCTTCTGCACAGCAGCACGCTGCTTATCCGTCAAAGGAACCTTCTTGATAAAAACATCCTTGCCCTGAAACACACCCTGCGGAGTAAACACCTGACCGGTAGTGCGAACAATGTCCTTGCCAACTTTGGCAGTTTTAGGAACATAATCAGCAACCTCAGCACCAACCTTCAACGCCGCACTTTTCGCAGTCTTCGCCAAATCCTTAGCAACCTTCGTCTTGGCAACAGCAACAACAGCCTTCGTCACCAAAGCCTTCGCCCCACCCAAACCCATCTCCTGATAACCAGGCTTACCGAAAACCGTTTGCACAGCAACATCCTGCCACGAACGAGAATCATCAGTCGTCTTGAACTTCTGCACAGGTTTACGTGGAGCCATAAGTATCTGATAGCATACACGATGTCTGGCGGGTGCCCGTCCACGAAGTAGTTGGGTTCTTCGTCCACGGTCTCCTTAGCATCCGCCAGACACTTACTTGCAAACCCGAAACCATCTGCTACACTAAAACCGTCACGTCGAGAGACGCACACAACACCCAATAAATACGGACCCTAAACGATTACATTCCTCCTCATCAAAATCATCGATGAGGGCAGCATGGTTAGATCGCATGGACACATGGCCTGAAAAGGGGACCGGAGGTGGTCGCCTTCTTTTGGTATTGAGATAGACGGGTTCAGGCGTGAAAGAGAACTTGGGGGGACTAAAAACCTGTAGCCCCACAGCCCACCGCTACATGAGTCGTGCATACGCACAACCCTTACCCCCGACGCCCCCAAGAGCACAGAAGCCCCACGTCGACCCTCCCCCCACCTCCCTCCCCGCAAGACGCAACCCACAAAAATGAACACACAAACCAACACCTATACATATAACCCCCGCCCTGCGCCTCGGCATACCCCCCGTCGGGCGAACGGGTGTTTGGGCGAACGTGTGTTCGGTTGTTTGGTGGGTGTGGTGGTGAGGTCACGGAGAGTGATCGACCACGGAGAGTGACGGGATTACCACACACCCCAAAACAAGTGCTAACTATTGCAAGCACCCTGCAAACTATCGCAAGCGGTAGGCATCCACGGGCTCCGCCTATGTGTTGCGATCTTGTTACTTTTTGTTTTGTGTCTTGACAAGTGGTGGGGGGTGCTGTAGTTTTTGGGTGGTGGTGGGGATTAGCCCCATCCGTGAGAGAGGGAGAGAGATTATGTCAGTGTCTACCTATTTCGATTCTGAGGAGGTGAGCATTTTCGGGGATAAGGTTTTGACGGTTGGGCAATTGCGTGACATGTTGGCCAATGTTCCGGATGATGTTCATGTGGTGATTGGTTCTGATGATTGGTATCAGAATGTGAATGCCGTAGCGTTGCCTGATGGTGGTATCAATTTTTGTTGCGTTACCTTGTTCCAGGGTGCCACTTATGATGCGAGGCAACAGTAATGGCTACTTATCACGGGATGACATTTATCGAATGTGTTGGTTGTGGTTATCGGGAGGCCGATGATGAGATGATGGAGATATGGAATGACATGCTTACGGCCTGCCCCGTGGATGGTTGTGGTTGTCGGGATATTATTTGGGGTGATACTGATGGGATGACATGGCGTAAGGATGGGGAGCAACGTTTTAGGATTAGTTAGCCCGAAACGCCGTGAGGCGTATGGCCGTAATTCGGTCACTGAGGATGGGCAGAACCTATGAGAGAGGGAGCGAGATTATGAGAGAAACGGCTACTAAGTGGGCCATCAAGCGTGATGGTGTCACCGTGGAGGTTTTCGATACGAATACGGAGGCTTTTATTTATTTGCATCGGATTCAGGGGCGCTCCGTTGCGTGGGCGATTATGCATGAGGGTTGGGAGATGGTGGAGGTGGAGGGATGATTCGGGTTACTATCAATGAGGAGCTTTACGCTAATGCGTTGCGGTTGACGATCGATGAGCGTTGGCAGGGGTTCGCCGTGCCCGTGTTCACGGATGAGGAGAAGAATCGTATTCTTTGTGATTGTGTTCGGTTGGGTTGGGATGGGGAGGTGGATGGTATGCCAGGCCATTTATTGGGTTGGGTTGAGACGGGTGACGGTTGTTGGGTATCGAATGGATGGATTTGGGAGGAGGTTCGGCAGTGAATCGGTACGAGATGTCTCTAACGTTTTCTACGGCACGCCCGTTGACTAGTGGGGAGGTGGCCGATCTTCTGAACCGTGTCGGGTTAGAATTGGGCGAACCTATGGCAACGGGCGAGGATGGTTTACCTACTGAGGCCGATTGGTTGGGGCGCTCCGTCCGGATGCTGCTCATCGATGATCACGGCAAGGAGGTGGGGTCATGGCGTTGGTGATGCCACTACTTTACGGGTTCGGGATTGTGTTCGGTGCTCTTGCGATGGTGGCCCTATGGGGTGCCCTGATTGCGTGGGATGCACGGGGGCGCCGTTGTGGGTTCGGGCGTTTTGTGTTGTCGGTGGTTGCCTGGTTATTTGACGGGCGCCCGATTAGGTAATAAGATCACTTATGGGCATCCGCCCATAAGAAACTATAAAAGAGGGAGAGAGATATGGTTACGAAACACGGTAAGGAATTGGCCCGTGATATGTCAAAATATATGGGTTTTCCATATGATTCGATTGAGGCGTTTAGCCTCATTGCACGGCATTCCAAAACGCTACGGCGTCTCTACGAAATGGAATGCGGAGACGGTATCCATTCGGGCGAATGGGTCAACGATAACTATGCATGGATTGAGAAACGCACGGAGAGAATCGAAAAGCGTCTGACCGACATTGCGGCGACATTACCGGAGACAGATCACGGCCCCGTTGTTTTAGAATTGCAAGGGGATCCTAGGGGTTGGGTTGTTCGTTTTATTGTGCCAACCGATAACGGCCCCCGAACCGTGGGGGTATGGTAATGATCACGGTCAACGTTTTGCTCCCTAGTGGAGATATGGAGCTATCTGCCCTAGTGGGCGACGGACGGGCGTGTGGCCCCTACTATGAGCGCCAACGGTTCTCAGGGTATACGGAGGGGGAGGCTGTACGGTTGTTCGTGGAGCACTTGCATCGATTTGGCAAGCGTATCGATGACGGGGATCTAGTGTATGAGGCTCCGTGCCGTCAGTGTGGCGCCGTATGTCTTACGGACGAATGGACGGGGGGCGCCCCCTATTTTGGTAGCGGTTGCGAATGTGGCGGCAAGGCCGATACGGACGCATGGCACCTATCGGATGAGCCTCATCCGTCAGCGTGGGCGTAGCCGTGACCGTATGCAACGGATGTGATGCCGGTGGGGTGGAGCTACTTGCCATCGATGAGGTTGCTTGGTGCCGTCCGTGTTTTCGGGTTGCCTACTTTTGGGAGGCATATGACCTAGACACGGACGGCGACACGCTTTATGATCACCTGGCGGCAGCATCCTGATGCGTCAAAACGGGGGGCATGTAGATAGCGAGGGGGGTGAGGTTCGTGCATCCTGGAGCATCCTGATGCGTGTTTTTTGTGGCCGTAGCCCCGATTCGATCATTTTGGTGCCGGCAAGTGGGACGACATTTGTGGCCGTGTTACCTATTACGGCGGCCACGGCGTCACTGTCGGCTACGGTGACCGTGTTTCTATGTCTGTACCCGTTTTGTCACCTATTTTTTCGATGGAGATATTTGCACTGATCACGATAAGTAAGTAAGGTAAAAAGACGTACGGCAACCCGCCGGACGCAAAACTAGAGAGAGGGAATCATGGATACGACAATAACCCGAAGTGTTTACACTTACGGCGAGCTATCAACGGATGCGCAGGAGCGTGCCATTGAGCTGCTATGTGGTGACGCATGGGAATGCTTAGAAAGTGACATGGTGAGCGAGGAGATAAACGGGTGGTTTGCGTTTCAGGCAAGCGGTAACGATTCCGGATGTGTCACCGACAAGGACATCAAAAACGTTTATGGGGTGACTATCGAATGGCGTGTGGCCTATTCGCAAGGTGATGGGGCTGCCATTGGTGGCAGGTTGCGTAGGGAGGATGCACCTAACCTGGCGTGGCCTGACGGAATTGATGGGGTATGCACCACGATTACTAATTTGGGGTGGAGCCGTCTCGACAATATCATCGTTGTCAATAAAGACGGTGATGAGGATGACATTTATAATGCGTCGCAAGCGTTGTGGGATGCGGCCTCATCGTTTCTGGAATCGTTGTGCCGCAAAATATATCGGCAAGCTACGGACCTATGTGAGACATATACCGGCAAAGAGTATGTTCTCGACATGTATGAGAATTGCTACGGGTATCAACGACGGTTCACCGTTGACGGTGAGTATGAGGATCGGGCGTTTTGGTCCGATGAGGATGGAGGTAAGTGATGTCCGTGCAAACAGCGGCCTATATCGAATATTGGTGCGATGCCATAGAAAACGGTACCGACAGTATGTGTTGGGGAGAT